ACATTACCTGTTACGTTACCTGTCAGGTTAGCTGTAACACCACCAGAGGCAGTTACTGTAGTAAAGGCACCAGTAGTTGCAGAGCTTGCACCGATAGTGGTTCCGTCAATAGTACCGCCATTAATATCCGCTGTAGCTAGTGTAGCTTGACCAGAGGTAGACAGTGTAGTGAAGCTACCAGCGGCAGTACCTACAGCGCCGATTACAGTACCGTCAATGTTACCACCGTTGATGTCTACAGTGTTAAGTGTAGCTTGGCCTGTGGACTGCAGTGTCGTGAACTTACCAGTAGTGTGGCTAGTAGCACCAATAGTAGTACCATCAATAGTACCACCGTTAATGTCTGCAGTAGTTGCAGTCAGGCTGGTGTTAGCGTTAAGGGTAGTGAATGTACCAGCAACAGGTGTAGCTGAACCAATGACTGAGTTATCAATAGTACCAGAGTTAATGTCACCAGATGTAATTACTGTTGTACCTGTGGCAGAAAGGTCAACTGCATCAAGATCAGAGAAGGTAGAAGTACCAGTTGATGTAACATCACCAGTCAAGTTACCTGTAACATTACCCGTTACGTTACCTGTCAAGTTACCTGTAATATTAGCTACGACACCAGCAGGGGCAGTAATAACACCAGTTACGTTAAGTGTACCAGCTACTGTAGCATTCTCATGTACAGCTAGTGTGTCAATGTAACCTACACCGTCAATGTACAAGTCTTTAAACTCAGCACCTGTAGCACCAAGGTCAATGTCGTTATCTGTGATAGGGCGGATAACACCATCACGTACACTGATCTGTTCTACAGGCACACCAGATACTTCAACGTAGAAGTCTACAGTGTTTGCACCTGTATTTACCTGTACTTTATTATTAGCGTCTAGGTCAGCGATCAGAGGTACGTATTCACCTTCACCTGTTGTACCGTCATGCTTGTGACCACCTGTCGCAGCAAAGGCATCACGCAGAGCGTTATACTCAGCGTTAATTGGGGCAGCACGTACCGTTGCTGTAGGGATGATGTCTGCTGTAGATTGTCTTGTATAACCTGCCACGGTTTATCTCCTGTCTGCTGTGCCATACGTAAGCGTAATAGCTTGAATAGTATGACTTGCACTTTGATTATTGGTTACGTAACTAATAGAAACAGAGTTACCTGAGCCAGATACATTGGTTAGTTTTTTAGGTGAAGGGTTACCATCGAAGATGTCACCAGAGTCATAAATGGCTGTACCGTATAGTGCTGCCGCACCTTCTGTAGAAAAGTCGTATGTAGTTGGGTTGTTAGTGTTTACGTCATCATAGTCATATGAAACACCTACAAAGACTTCTGTAGTACCTTCTGATCGTAGGTACGTGTGGATGTTATAGATATTCTTACGTATCTCTGGGTCTTCCATGTAGTAGTAAGGTGTTTGGTACAGACTAAATACGTCTTGGCCATTAAAAGATGTGCCACGCTCCTGCCTATGTACTTTACCTGCTGCATCACCGTGTATGACATATTCGTACTGGCCAATGAAACCACTGGCAACGCAGTTAGCCTCAATACCAATAAGCTGACTATACTCAAAGATACTCTGTTTGTTCTGGCTCTTACGTATAGCTCCAATCAAAGACAAAGAAGCATCATTCTTAAAGAAGAACCTAAACTGAGACTTACGTTGTATTACAGCAATACTAACATCTACAATATCTTCTGACAAGTAATAATTATCAAAGATGTCTTGTATTTCTTTAGATATAGGAGCAAGTTCAACATCACCAATACGGTCAGTACCTGAAATAGGGCGTATACCGTCTGGCCCTAAGAAGAGCAAGTCACCACCAAATTCCACTACTGTGTCAGGTGCTACGCAACCCAAGTTAGATGTAACGCTTTGCAATTGAAAGTCAGATAAGTTAGTACCTACAAGCTTCTTAATATTGTTTGCGCCAAAGATAAACAATTCATTACGGAACTTCTTAATGGCTGTAATAGTATAGCCTACATTAATGACACCCGAACCGTTAGCGGGGCTATAGTCTGTAGCATTAAGAGGAGCGCTAAAGTACAAATTATATGGATCAGTAGTATCACCAGCTAGGAATATGTGAGAAGAAAACTCTTCTGAAAACTTAGGACTGTTAGGTGCATTAGCATGAGTGATCTGCGTGTAAGTAGTACCATCATAGGTAGCTGCAGGGTTCTGCCCGTCTGTGAGAAGCATAACTTCGCCAGACCAGTTATAGTTAACAAACCGTACACGACTAACGTTTGTCATGTCAGGCGTACCAGCAGAAGTTACAGCATCCCAGCTAGAGGTGCTGTTGTTCCACTTGTGTAGATAGTTATACCCAGAAGAAGGTTTTCTGCAAGCGAAAATACCATCATTAATGTTACCATTTACGTTAACACCAAGAACCTGGCCCGTGCCTGTAACAGTACCAAAGTCATTCTGAAAGCCACTAATACGGCGATACCCACCAGATAGAGCAGGTTCATAGTTAATCATACGAATAGCACTGCCACTTAGAGCAGACGCTTGCGTGATAGGGTCTACGTTAGTGACCAAACCACCAGCGCAAACAGTAAGGTGCGTTCTGAGATTGTCCATTTAGAATGTACTTTTTGTTACAGTGTTATTGCGTACTGTAGAGTATAGTTCAGTAGGGCTATCTACGATAAGCCTACGCATAGTCTTAATACCTTTAAGGAATTTATCTTGATGTACATTTGCAGATTGCTCATTAGAGCGGAAACGCATCATGTACATCATAGCGCCATCCGTAATGATGTGTTTAAAACGATCAGGTATAATACACACATCCTCTGCCAAGGTTAGATCTGTAGGGTACTTCCAATAGCGATACTCTACTTCGTAAGCCTTATCAGGCACAGGAGTCACGCCAAACTTATCTTCCATAGTCTTGTATACCCTAGTGGGTACACCACGTCCATCTGAACCACTGCTATCCTCTGCAGCACGGTACATGCGTGTGTACATCTCATAGGTGAGTGCAGGAAGAGTACTAGGGGCAGCGCCCTCAACAGCTTTAAGATAGAATGTTTCCCAGTCTGCTTTAGAGAAGTCAGCGGGGAAGTCGTAAGTGTTAGTACCTGCAGCTAGGGTCTGTGTATACGTAACTAATGTAAAAGGCCACTCTTGTGCCTCTTGCAATATCTCACGTACAGATGAGTTAACAGCATCTTTAGCGATAGCTTGTACGTTTCTAACACCGTCAAAGTCGGACACGTTAATAGTGACTTCATTAAGCCTACGAAGTAAATCGTTTACCAGTGTAATGTAAGTTGCCATTTCATATGCCCTGTAATAAGAGGGAAGGGGCCAGCGTGTAGCCAGCCCCAACTCTAGGTAGTTTAAGCAGCGTTGTAACGTGCTGTGAGGAGTGCCTCTGGGCGCAGAATCTTGCGACCATAGAGGTGCATACCACGCACGATGTCAGCAAAGCTGTCTGGGTCACGGTAGTTCTCAACTTTGTTGATCTGCTCAGCAGAAGCAACAGCATCGTCCTGACCAGCTACGATAACACCGTAGTTAGTAGACTGTGCAGTTGTACCGGATGTACCAGCACCTGTACCAGCAGCAGGCAAAGCGTTGGACTGATAAACACGGAAGCCGTGAATGTTGTTCAACACCAGACCGTTTTGCAGGCCAGCACCACCGAAGTCACCGTTCAGCATACGTGAGTCTTCATCTTTCAGCATCTCAATAAATACTGGATCAAGAACAACCCAACGTCCACGTGATTCTACATTTGCTTGATCCATTTTACGAGCCATACGTGCAAGTACAGTCAATGGGGAAACAGTTGTAGCTGACAGGGCAGTTGCACCTGGCAAGCGTGGAGCCAATGGAACGGAATCGCCTGCAGTAGCTGTACCAGAGATGGTCAAGTTACCGAAGTCAGTTGCGTCCAAGTGGTTTGCAGTGATGTATTCACCAGTAGCTGTCAAAGCAGTTTGCTTGTCGCCAGCAGAAGTAGTGATGAAAGCACCTGCAGAAGTGTGACCTGAGAGGTAAGACAATACGTCTGTGTCCATTGCGTCTGCCATTTTATATGCAGCACGATCAGCGGCCAAAGATGTGAAGTCTACGTTTGCAAACTGCTCTTCAATGTCATCCATTTTGAAAGCAAAGTAGTTTGCTTGGTCAATGGTGAGCGAGAAGTCAGAGTCATCAAGCTTCTCTACTGAGATGCCTGTGTGACGCTGCAGAGCGTTGACGGTTACGTCTGGCTCTTTTTGAATGCGAACAGTATCGCCTTGGTTTGCAATTTCACCAAAATATGAATTGTTAGTGATTGCGTTAGTTACAGCAGAGCGGCGCAATGCGATCTGTGCTTGTTTGGAGTAAATAATCGGGGAGAAGTTCCCGTCAAATCCACCACCAGCGGTTCCAATAGCCATAATAATTCTCCTTTATAGATATGGCGTGAGATTTAGACACTACATATCCACAATAAAAGAGGCTCTTTGTTTTAGGGTAGTCAGCTTTGCTTCAAGGATGGCCGTCCTATCTGCGCTGGGCCTATACTCAGAGGTAGTTCTTCGTGTGGCTAGTGCTTATTGAAAAGCATGTACAGGCAGTTAATCCCTGACACTGTACATGCCTATAGTTTTATCTACGATACAAGTATTGTCAACTTATTTCTTTGATACATCGTAAATAAATTTACCAGAGCGCTGAGCATCAAAGATCTCATCCATGCGCTGCTCGTATTCCTTCATGGACATCTTAGCTACCTGTGACTCCCTAATATACTTAGCTGAATCATCTGTGTCAGGGGTAGAACGTCCTTTAGCTTTAACGGAGGATGCTGCTGCTTTATCAGAGCTAGACACCTTCTTAGTCTTAATACCTTGATCTGCTTTATAAAGATCAATAACACGTGCAACAGACTTAGCATCTTCACTGTTTTCATAGAGAGCATCCTGTACAACTTTAGGCTGTTTCTCTGCCCAAGTGTGGAATGCATCGTCTGCACGAATGTCGTGAAAGTCGGGGTGAAGTGAGACTAACTCTGCTTCTGCCTTCTCACGCTTAGCTGTAGCTCGTAGGGATTCAATCTCCTTTAAACGCCCATCTAGTTCTGAGGAACGCTCATTAGCTTTTTTATCAGCAATAGCTTCTACAATGCCTGCAATGTCTGGGTATTTCTTAGCCCATGCATCTACTTCATCTTCTGACTTAGGTAGTACAAGCTCATTCTTAGTAGCTGCCTCAAGCTGAGACTGTAGTTTATCAAGCTGTGCCTGAAACTCTTTCTCTTTCTCTTGAGTGTGTCGGCGTAGATCACCATAACGTTTCTTGAAGTTCTTCTCTTCAGCACTTAGATCTTCTTCTTGTGCTTCAGCTTTTGGTTCTTCTTTTTGTTTGGTAACACTCTCTGCCTGAACTGAGGGTTCGCTAGACTCTGAGCTATCGGGTTCCGCTTCAACAGCTTCTTCTTCTGTTTCATCTTGTGTTGCTCCTGCTTGTTTAAGCAGTTCCCGTAGCTCCTCCTCATCCCGCTGTACACGAGACAGGTTACGTTTGTGTGACATTGAGTCCGTTTGAATGGCTTCCGACATTTTATTCTCCTTATGTTGGGGCCAGCGTTATTGCTGGGTAGCCTTATTATTATATGGTAGTCTTAGTAGGTATTAGTCAAAGTACCCTGATTTAGAACCTGCAAGGCTGCCCTTCTTGGTTTGTGCGCCTAAGCCTGCAGATATGTTTCTTTCTCTAGTAGCTGCAGCAGCCCTAGCATTAGCCATAGCTGTTTCGTATGTACTAGTATCGTTGTCATTATTGGCGGAGGATGCGGCTGCAGCCAAGGATGCCTGAGCGCTTACTTGTGCTTGTGCTGCTGCTATAGCTCTTTCTTGTGCTGCTATTTGTGCATCAATCTCTGCTATTTTAGCCTCACGTTCTGCTTTCTTTTCAGCCATAAGTTTATTAATAGTATCTCTGCGTTGATCTGCAATTACCTTATCTTCAGAAGCCAAGAAAGCACTCGCGTTATCTGTTTCTGGTGTTGTAACTGTAGGTGCTTCTGGCTGATATACATATGGCTCAGGTGTCCCACCTTTAGTATCTAACATAGGAGAAAGACCTGCTAATGGGCCTTTGTAGTCTCTAGCACCAGGTTCATCATTTAAAGAGGTAAGCTCAATAGGTTCAGGGTCAGAGATAGGTGCCATACCCGTAGGCATTTCTCCTGCAAACGCTGCTCTTACACTAGCATCAATAGCTTCAGCATCTACCTGTGCATCAACGGCTTGAGCGGCTTGTTGGGCAGGTGAGAGGTAATCCCTACCTAGAACTTCCTCTGCTTCACTCTGATCTTTAAATAGCTTATCGGCTAAGCTTGGTTTGTCTGCTCTCTGTATTTCTAGGAGGTCTTCATAGAAAGTCTTATCATATTCAGATAAATCCTCTTCTTTAAGCCTGCGAGCTAATTCATTCTCAACCTGAGTTGCTTGATGCCACATAGCTGCTTTAACTGCTAGACCCGCAAAAGGGTTCAACAAACCTGCTATAAGAGGCATTGTACGCGGCGCTAATTCTTGGCCTTGCTTAACCATATCTCTTAATTCATCAGGTGTCAACTCTTTGTAATTTACAGCTACTGGTTTAGGCATGTCAGCGACAGTGGTATCATCGCTGTCTCCGCCCATAGGTTTAGCTTCACCTGCATAGACAGGTTGCTGTTGTGCAACACTAGACGCTGCAACGTTACCTTCTTCTGCCGCTTCTGCTTCAACAATGTCTGTGTCTGTAACAACAGGTACATAACCCTCTGGTATGATAGACATAGGCATACCATTAAAGAACATGATAGTGATCTCTTCCCCTGCAGGATTTCTATACTGACGATACTCCATAAGACCACCAGCTTGATTAGAAAGGATATCAGAGGCTGAACCTACGACACCACCTTCTGCATAACCATCAACTACCTCAAAGTCACTATCTTCAAACATAATATCTAGATCGTCTTGAGGCTCTATGATAGCCATACCCACAGCAGGGATAGGCTCACCACCGATACGACCATTGGCTTCCATACTAGCAAAGCCACGCTTAGCTTCCGCACGAATGTCCTCAAAGAACTTAACACCAAAGAAGCGTACAACGTCAGCAGGTACAACATACTCACCTTCACTCAGTTGAGCAGGGATGTCATCACGTACTTCTTCTGGCATAGAGCCGATAGGTACTTCGTTGCCTGACACAGGGTCTACACGTTCACCTGTGTCACCGAAGGCCATTTCCATTTGTTCATCCATTACTGCTCCGCCCTCTGCATATCCTGTGTGTTCAAAATCTAGTTTTGCATTCTTAGCTAGAACCAATGGCCCTATCTGTATTACTTCGCTTGCTTCACGTATAGGTACATGCTTGTTATCGCCTGCACGAACATAGAAGCCGCCCTGCCTACGAGGGTCAAACCCTACCTGCGTCCACTCTGGATCGTTAAGGTATTGTGCTGCTTTGGCACGAATTGAGTCTACATCTAAGTCTTGTACTATCCCATCAACAGTAGCATAGCCTGTTTTCTCATGCGTCTCAGGTGTGTATTCTGGGTCAGCCTTACCCTTACCTATCTTCTCACTTTTACCTTGCGAAGCTCTAAATACTACAGGTTTACCGTCTGCGCTACCGTAATGTATAGCCTTGGCATATACTGTACCTTTCTCTCCCTTAGGAGACTTACCTGCAACGATCCAAGTGTCATAATCTTTATAGGCAGGTATATCTAAACGCCCTAAAAAGCGTTGACCAACAGCTAAAGCAGACTTAACTACTCCTAAGCTTTTAGCCGCTGCTTCTGACACCACAAAGAAACCATCCTTTCTCTGATTGGGCTTTAGTGAGAACACAGTAGCTTTATCAGAGGGTTCTCTTGGCAGCGCATCCCACGGGTCAACAGGCTTAAACTGATCTACATTCTTTAAGTGCTGCTCTCTAGTAATCTTACCATCAATAAGATCCATTGTAGAGCTTTCTAACTCAGGTGTACGTACTGTCGGATTAACATCCCGTGACTCTTTTACAAACTTTTTAGTACTCTTTTGCCATGCATCTGCATCAGGTGCTTCGTCTAGCTGAGCCATACGTGCATCATATTCTGTGTTAGATACTTGTTTGTTACTAGCTTTTGTTGAAGGTACATTAGACTCAACTACAGTAATGTCATTACCAAAGTGTATGTTGCGGCGATTTGTATTCCTAGAGTCTAGTATTTCTACAGGATGAAGACCTACCTCAGGGTCAAGTGTGTAGGGTACTTCTGGGGAAGCGTCCATACCTGCCTTCTTAGGGCCATAATCCTGTGTATAAACAAGCTTAGCTTTGCCGCCTTCTACAGGAACAAACTGCACAGGTATCTCTGTATTCTGAAAGAGAGGGCCAAGTTCGTCTACCCCCTCCCTAGTCATATAGATAGTTTTACCGCTACGGGGTTGTATGCCTACAGATTCAGAGTCACCTCTTTCAGCCCTATTACGTACTGTAGTGCTATCATCAAAAACATCGTATACAGAGCCTTTTGATGTCTTAAATGTACCTTTTACCATACCTTTAAGAACAGGTGCTGCTCCGGGGATAATACTTGCCGCTTCAACAGCACCCATACCAATAGCTTTTAAGTAGTCAGGATCATCACTACTCAACTCATCTTTAATGTCTGAAATGCCTTTGACAGTACCTACAGGTGTAAAGTCTAACCCAGCTTCCAGCATCTGAACACTTAACGGATCATCTACGTTCTCGTAGTCTTCACTAAACTGCGGAGCGCCGGGTGCTACTTCTGCACGTTCTTCATCCGTCATATCAACGAGGCGTTTACGATAATCAGCCATTCACTTTGTCCCTCAAGTACTGTAGTTGCCGTAGAGTACGTATAGCACCCTGATGCCTATATAACTCAGACGTGTCTGTAACACTCTCCATGCTACGGTGTTGTGTGGAGATGCGCTCCTCAAGTTCAACAAGAAACGCATCCCAGATCTGTTTATCGTTAACTAGCTTTTTAAGCGACATTACCAGTGAACCCTTGCTCACCCGGTGTAGGCGCAGTACCGATACCTATCTGAGAGCCACCACCACCTGAGGTGTCCTGTACGCCCTGTGGAGCCTGTCCTTCTGGTGCTGGGCTACCCTGAGGCATGTTTACGCCTTCTGGCCCTGTAGGAGCCGCTGGTGGCTGCTGGAAGCCTTTGAGGATCTCAGCTTGGATAGCAGCATCCTGCATAGAGTTAGTAACCTTGTCAGGATCAAGATCCATAGACTTAGCAATCTCACGAATGATATAGTCCATCTTAGCGAAGGGAGCTAATACTGGATTCTGTGCAACCTGCAAGAACTGCATCAAGCGCTGTGACCGTACTTCGTTAGCCATTAAGCTCTCTGTACCAGAAGCATGTACCTCTAAGTCACCACGAATCTGACTATCAAAGTCAAACTGCATGTTGAATGAGAAGAAAGCTTTACCTAAGGGGCGGATAAGATAATCATCAACGTTCTTAACTACCGTCCGAATAGAACCGTTAGCAGCAGACATAAGCATAGAAATACCAGAAGCTGTACGCCCAACGCCAGATACTCCGGTTTGTCCGTGAGCGAAGCTAGGGAATCCAGTACTCTCATCTGCTAATACTCGTGCCTTATCAAACAGTTGCATGTTCTCCTGTGCAACATTCGGGAACTTAGTACCAAAGATGCCTTGACCTGGAGCACCACCTTGGCGGCGGAAGACCTTACCGGGGTACACAGATAAGTCTTGACCGGGAACCATGTTAGTCTCATCTACTTCGATGATAAGGTTACCAGACAGTGCAGCGTTGTCAATAGCCATACGCATAAAGCCATTCATCAACGTCTGTGTGTCATCCATGTTCTCAGCAATACCTACGCCAAAGAAGCTGTAGGGGTTATGCTCATAGGGAACAGCATAGTAAGGAATACGTGTTGGTTTGAATGGGTTAAGTACAAACCGTAGTACCTCACCATTACATACCCATACGTTGCAGTTAACTTCATCCAAGTCTTTCAATGACTTAGGAATATCTACACCGTGCTCTTCAAGTACGTCTACGTCTACAAAGCCCCAGAACTCCAACACTTCCCAGCGTTCAGAGTTTGGCTGTGTATCGTCATCCTCCATAGTCATTTCCCAGTACTTCTGGATGTAGTCTGGCCCTTTATCAATAGCCAAACCAATAGAGTCAGACATGAAGTAAGGACGCCCTTTAAGCGCACGTAATTGTGTACGTGACATCTTATGGCGCTGCACTACGTATTCTGCATCATCCATAGACTTAGCTTCTGGGTCAGGGTAAAAGTCCCATACAGAAACGTGGCTACACTCAGGAACAGTCTTTACTAGAGGGTCGTACTCACCTTGGTCATCCCAATTAGGGTATTCCTTATCTACAGCAAACGGGCCTTTCATAACACCTGTACCAAGCAAAGCCATCTCAAATGCCATAGAGCGTAGGTGTACAGAAGCACCTGACTCTTGAAGTTGATCGTGGATCTTCTTTTCCATCTTCTTAGCAGCAATCATAGCTGGATGGAATGTTACAGTAGTAGGTGTAGTACCATCACCCTCAACGATCTTATCAGATACCGCTTCAAGCTTAGTAGTTAATGGGCCTAAACGCTTAGCTAAGTCAGTAAGAGTTTCACCAGGTTTTAACTGTGTTTCACCATCTATCAAGTAAGGTTGTGCAGTTTTAGTTTGCATTACATCACTTAGAGCCGAACCTGCTGCTTTAGCATTAGGGTCTAAGTTGATGTGTACAGACTCAGACACACCGTCAGGTAATACAGAAGGATTTACTGAGAGAGGAAACTTGTTATTACCAAACAGTACATCTACGATCTGACCGTATGCAGCAAGTGTCTTGGTCTTAGTAACCTTAACAAACACACGAGACTTCTCAGTATCTGTAAACTGTACATCTTTACCATACAAACCACGATAGTTACGGTAAGCTTTAAGCCACCGCTCTTCGTCTGCATAGCGTGAGTCTTCTGCACGTTTATAGCGTTCTGCTACAAAAGACACTACACTGGATTTAGTCTCAAAGATTTTGTCTTCGCTATCTTCTGCAGCTACGACTTCATCTGTTTCAAACATTTCTTCTTGTTCTGCCATTATCAATACCCGAATGATGGATCACTAGCTTGAAAACCAGTGCGTTGTTTTGCTGGGTTGTAATCCCATATGCTGCTACGTGGACGTGTCATTATACCATACCTTAGAGCGTCATAAAGGTGATCCTCTGCGTGAGTATCAACATCTTCTGGATTCTTCTTATCCAGAGGAATACTAGGAATCTGTGCAATAGTGTTAGTGCAGTTGTCCATAAACACAAGTTGTGGCTTCTCAGTGAACTCATCCACCTTCAATCGCCTATGTATCTCGTTCTTACCTGCGACACGTGAGCCTCTTGACCTGTCAGACGGACGCCAGCGGCATCCCTTTTGATTCATCTGCTCTGCCAAGCTAGGCCCAGTGTCGCCACGGTTGTGCCATAAAGAACTATCTAGCACCCCGTATCTCATTGTACCATCTTTTGATTCTGCTTCCAAGATTAAATCTGCTAAGTCAGAAGCTGTAACTTTAGAGACATACATCTCACGGTATACAATTACTTGTTCGTCAGGAGCTACAGCAAACCACAGAACGCCAGTGTAACTACCATACCCGTAATCACAAGCCCTAAACTTTGCCCAAGAGTCAGGGATCTCGAATGCGTCTACGACATGTACTTTTCTGTCAAACTCTGGAAAAGCGGCACCCTCATTAATATCCCAGTTACCTTCAAGTAGCTGCTTACGCTGATGCTCCGGCAGAGAGAGAAGCATTGCTTCATAGTCTCCAGAGTCAGATAAGTACGGATTGTCGAATAGAGAGGCTGGAATAAAGCGTCTTTTAAATAGAGGCTCACCCTCTTTACTGTGACCTTTAGGGAAGGTGATTGTTTCACCTGAGTCGATATCTGTTGCCCAAAAAGCTTTGCCTGCTCTTTCAGGGTCAATAAACATTTTCTTAACCCAAGCATGTCCTGCTCCTCCGGGGTTTGTTGTGGCTCTCATGTAAAGCCCAAGCTCTGACGCATGTGCAGACCTCAAGCGTGATCTCATATAACCCCAAGCGTAAGGGCTAGTCCATTGTGTAAGTTCGTCAAAACCAATCCAATTAAAAGCCTGCCCTTGGTAACGGGTAACATCTGTGTCTTTATCCAAGTACGACATCCAGAGGCGACCACCTCTAGGAGATATCCATTGCGACTTACGCTCTGACCATTTGATTCCCGGTACTGCACGTGGGTACAACTCCTGTGACTTCTGTATTAGTTCTCTTAGTTCTTCTGTAGTGTGACGTACAAGTAGTCCAGAGAAGTTAGGATCATTCAAACCGTGTAGTGGATCAGCTAACATAGCGTATGACTTACCACCACCAGCGGCACCACCATAAAGTACTTCACGCTCTGAGGCACTAAGGAAGCTTGTTTGGGGGCCGGGGTTTGGCTTGAACACAACATCCATAGCCGCATCTACATCATACTCAGGGGCTTTGACTTGCGCAGGAACAGTCTCTACCTTGGGGGTGGCGACTACTTCAACTGTCTCTGTCAATTTCTGCGTATGCCCCGACCCCTTTGGCTTCAAGCTTTTCGATTTCCTCAAGGGTTTCTTTGAGCCACTTGGCAAGCTTGCGTTTAATTGCAATTGTTTTTTTACGTCTTTGCTCAACTTCAATTCGCCTCTTTAAGCCTGTATGGCCTATACTACGACCAGTTTCTCTGCTTAGCCAGTGGGCTACTGCACGATAACTATACTGCTTTAAGTGGCGCTTGGCAAGTTCTAAAGCTTCTAGTTCAGACTCAATAGGTACAAGTAGTTTGTCGTTGTCAGGATGTAGCTCGTAACCAAAGGGGATACGTTTTGTTACCCTTACAATGGTATGCCATTTCTTGTTGTGGTTCTTTGGCGGTAACGGTAGCTGCCAAAAACCTAGATCTCTTTCAGGTATTATTCGTTTGAACCTTCTTTTGGTGGCAGATAGAAGATGCCTCCGCCAGATGTTACGTCTACTTTGTCTACCTTACCAAGTCCTGCACGATCAAGCAAGTCTTTTGCTGCTACCATCTTTTCTTTAATGCCTAACTCTGTAGGGTCATACAAAGCACCTACCATAGCCATAGCTGCCTTAGGTGCAGTACGTGCAAAGTACGTGCGTGTCTTCTCACCAATCTCATCCTTGAGAGCCTCAACAATAGCAGCCGTACTTGAAGCAGGATCATAACCTGCCAGTTTCTTAGCTGCTACTGCATCACCGTTAGCCTCATCAAAGAGTACCTCTAAGAAGCGCTGTTGCTTTTCTGTTAATGCTCTAGCCATAGTATTTCCTTATAGAGGATTATTGACTAGCTCATCATACGCTTTCCAGATATCATCTACTTCTGTTTGTAGAGTGTCTAGCGTATCGCCTAGTCCGTCTGTAATAGTTGTAGCCTTATCCACTTGGCTACGAAGGTCTAGTAACAGCTTCTGCTGCTCTAGGATCTGTGTCATGTTTGTGCTTAGCTGTGCAAGCTTCTGATTCAAACCACGTACATCGTTATCTGCAATAGCCTGCTCTAAGGTTTGTATACGAGATACAAGCTTAGCTTCTAGCTCCTGAGACTTAGTGAGTAGCATAGAGTCTAAAGCTACAATCTCACCACTAAGGTTATTGTTTACCTCTGTGAGGTTGCGCTGGGCTACAGTTTCTACTGAAGTGACACGTTTGTCTAGCTGACCCGCCTTAGAGTCAAAGGATGCAGACTTATCTACAACCTCTGCAATACCAGCCTCAACACCGTAGAAGCGTTGCAGTGTATCGTAAGACCACCATACACCACCTGCAACTGTAGAAAGAACTGGAAGTGCTACAGCAACCATCCAGCCCTTAATGTTGTAACCACCTATGCTAAACTCAAAGTCCATCATTGTGTTGGCATTGCCCCATACTGATTAATGTATTCACCAGCAGCGTAGATCTCTGTGGCGTTCTTCATCTCAGGTGTCAGGTAGCCTTGAAAGCCTGTGCCAAACCCTGAGTCATCCCAAGTAATAACGAACTCATCAACTGACTGAGTGTAGGTAATAGCTGTGTAGCTACCAACCATGAAGTTACCCTGAGTAGCATAAGTATCTACACTAGCTGTAAGTTCATCGTTATTAGCAGCAGCCATAAAAGCACCAGCTTGTTGAGCAAAGTTCTCTACAGCAGCTACAGCTTCATTATATTCGTTAACTTCTGCTGTGTCAAGGCTGTATGCGTCTGTCTCTAACATACCCTGCAGTTCAACCTGCTCAGGCTTAGTATCTGCCTCTGCTGCTGTAGAAGCTACCTCAACCGCTGTCATAACTACAGTCGTAGCAGCAGTAAGGTTATCTACTGCAGTGTTAAGACTATTCATGTTAGCTGCATGTTCTTGCATAAACATCTGCTCTGCTGTCTCAGCAATAGCGTAGTCATGGTTGAGTACAAGTTCTTTAGCTTCTAGATATGCGCCTATTTCCTCTGTAGTAATGATACCAGCATTAAGTGCATCATCGTTAATGACACCACCAATAGCAGCATAACCTACAGCACCTACAGCTAGAACAGCACTATCAGTTATACGATCTTGTATATCACCAATAGAAGCGATAAGCATATCAATCTTCTCTTGCCCTGTCAGTGAGTACTCAGGGGGTGGTGGCGACTCTGCGTTTGCTACTGCGGAAACGGTCACTAAGGCTGAGCTTAGGAGTAGTGTCTTGAGCGATCTCTTCATCTGTGTCTTCCTCTCCTACCCGTAACAGGGTATCCCAGAACGGTTGGTCTGTCTCATATCCAACTATGTAAAGCGCTGGACTCTCTCTGTACTTTTTTATTGCTGCCTTCCCCATGAGCAGCTTTCCCGTCTTACTGTCGTTGATAGGGCATGGTGTATTAGCTAACATCATACTCCTGAACACGACAGGGTCTTGACATAACACAGATATAGCAGATACCTGTAACCCTAAGCCACCAACTTGCTGTGGTGCGCCTAAGAGCCTAGCATTCTTCCTGCGATTACAAGACTCATCCTGTTGCATCTCACCACGAGATATACCGATAATGCTAACCTGTATCCCTGTAGAGCTAGGTAGTAAGCAACTGTCGTTACCACCACCACCCATCATAGTAGGTGCTATCGCACTCATGACAGGAGCAGCACTACCAGCGCCTGTAGCATTGTAGTTATTAGTTACAGTCTCATCACTATTGTTACTATCTACAGTAGAGTTATCATAACCATTAGAGAAGTCACCAGTAACATCACCAGCCTGCGCAGTCATCCCCAATAACATCACGGAGATCAGGGTCACTGCACATAAGCTGTAGAGCGGCATCTTTCTGACCGATATATGTAAGAGTTTGTGCATCTAAGTTCCGTTGGCATTTGCTATCATTAGCTGGGCAAGAGGAAGGTAAGACCACATTTGAAGTACTACATGCAGTAGTTATACTCATACAAATCAGAAAAGCAAGACTATTTAAAGGATTCAGCCACGACATTGCGGATGTCGCCACGTGCGATACCAATGTCATGAAGTTCTTTGTCTGACATGTTAGTGAGAATCCAGTAGTCTGCACGAGCTTGCTGTGCCTTTTGTAAGCTTGCCAAGAAGTCTGTGAATGTTTTAATAATTAGTGCGAACATGATATGTTTCCTATGTTAAGCCCAGCACTATTGCTAGGGACGTACATAGTTATACACATATGTCAGACAGTTACCTCTACTAAGTTTGCATACCCGTTATACGCTACACGCCTGAGAAAGTCTCTGTAACAGTCAGTATAGTGTCTACATGCCCGGCTGTTGCAGGTGTTACTTGTATCTTATCGCCAGGAGCTAAAACAATCTCAATATCTGAGAAGGTTATGTATTCGTTTGCACCCAAGTTCTTACCTGTGAGGAAGTGTGATGTATAAGTATCTTCTGCAACATACCACTCAATCTCAAGGCTAACATTACCAAGAGTATTGATAATGTGAAGATAGCTAATCTCAGCCGTACAGTTAGGAGGACATGTATATACATCCTCTGTAGTAGTACCTGTGTTATGCCCGTAGACAGAACGCCTACGAGCAGGTCTACCTGCATGATTGAGTGTAACAGTCATTACTCGTCAACCCACGCTTCATTCTCTGGTGTGTTAGGGTCATCCTTAACGTAGTGGCCTTTAGCTGTACGAGCACGTTTCTTACCAGGAGGAGGTGTAGCTTTCTTAGGCTTCTTAGGCTTAGTAGCTGCAATGTCTGCCTCTGCACAGATGTAGTTGATGTTCTCATCTTTACTCTGTACGTTACCATAGTTGTCTTCACCAGCAGACTGATTACCTGCAGAGTCCCACACGTAGCCGTGCTCATCTACACGGTAGCCCTTAGCTTCTAGGGCATCTTTGTATTTAAGATAATACTTCATTATTTGCCCTTCTTCATAGGACGTGCTGCAGGGTTGGATGCACCACAAGCTAAACCACCGTGAGCATATCCCATTTTCTTAGTCATACCACCCTTCATGTAACCCATCTTCTTAGCTACTTCTGGTGCCTCTTTCTTGAGAGCTTTCATACCTTTGTTCATCATACCACCTTTGTTCATACCTTCATGATAACCTGTTCCACCACAGTGAGAACAACCTTTACCTTTACACTTAGGACATACCTTCTTCATGTTCGTTTTCTCCCCGATGCTGTCGTAGACCACTTAACTTTCTTTGGGCCTGTCTTCTTTGCTGCTTCTTGTTTACTAATCTTACTTGCTACTGCCTTTGGTCTACAAGCTGGGTAGGATCTACCGTCACCCTTTTGCCTACCACACTCTTTACCCGTCTTAACGTCCGTCCACTCTTCACCAAACCACTTACCTAAGCCGCCCTTGGCATAACCTCGGGTGCTTGGCAGTACGTGTTGACTACGAGACTTTATTGTTCTTCGTGCCACTGTACTTACCTCCACGTGCTTTGTATGTCTTAGTAAGCCAAGCAGAGCCATAAGCGCTGGGCCATACGTCAAACTTCTTCTTAGCTTCTGCCTTTACTTTAGCGTACAGCTTCTTGTTTGTAGGGGTAGGGGATGCCATTACCATTTCACCTTATCTGCCCAGTAAGCTGCTGAGAGCTTACCCTTCTTGATGTTCTTAGCGTGTCTAGCTTTGAAGCTTGCACGTTTCTTCTTCATCTTGTCAGACTCACCCGCTTTAGGCTTGCCTGCTGTGGATGCTCCCTGCTCACCAAAGCGGATGAGCTTGATGGTGTCACCCTCCTTGGCAAGTACAGCGTGGGATTTAGTTGGATGCTTTGGTGTACGCTTGGGTTTGTTGTAACCCTCAAACTTCTCACCTCTATATTCAATCGCCATAAGGTCTTTTCCTATCAGGGTCTAGTACATCGTTACGACTTAACATGCCCTCAAGATACATAGCTCTCTCTACATGATCTAAAGTGTAACGCACTCCAGTGTCAGCCTCTATTGCAGCACGTACATAGAACACATCACTACGAGGGATATGAATACGGCGTATACGATTGGCACTACCGTCAGCTAACGCAGAGTAAAACTCTTCAAGTACGTTATCATCTGCGTATAGTTGTACGGGTTTAGTAGTCATTGTCAATACTTTTCTTGGTAAAGAAGTGGTACGTGTCGCAAACTACGTGTTAGGAGAGAGGAGACAGGAGGAGAGTTACACATAATGTTTGTAACACGTACCAGTAGTGTAACACTTATATGTTTATACAAGTTTATGTGTGTTACATACCTATAGTGTACAAACTATAAAGAAGAGTGTCAACCCTATAGTTAAACTTTCTATAGTTAAACTCTTCCTATGTCCAGTATCTTTATTAACACACTCTTTATATAGTTTAACTATTTATTATTTATTACTTGTATTAAGTTAAACTAAGAAAGTTAAACTCTGTCTGCTCCTGCTCCGCAGTTATACTCATGGAAACACCCTAGTCAACCCATAAAATGTGTATAATCACAAAGATGTTACTAAATGTTACGACTTTGTAACATATTGTGATAATAATACCACACATGTACTACTAAATAAGGCAAAACCTGGGCAAAGCTAAAAACCCCGTGTGTGTATTTGTGTATATACGTATACCTCATACCCCCCACTGGCCCTCGCACCCCCTCGTTTTTGCCTGTGTTTCGCATTATGTGGGGGCATTTCATTGCAAGCGCTTGTTTTTGTTGCAATCCTTAACTGTTACCGCGTCAGATTCTGCGTGAAATAGGGCGTTTTTAGGGTGGTTTCAGAGTTTGTGATCACAAATAGCAAAGGGATGCATCTAAACCATACCGCCACCCCTATTTTGTGATCACAAATATGCCACCCCTCATACGCCATGCCGATTGCGTTAGGTAATAGATTCGCGCGTGTAGTATTACATCCGCGAGGCAGTAATTAGTTTATCAAGTAAGATCAACGCCTTAGCTAAACTCTGCCTAAGTCCAAATGAAATGTTACAGTTTAAAACTAAACAAAACAAAGAGTTAACTTTATTTCGTGATCGGTTAAAGTTTTTTATTGAATATCTGAAATCCCATTGCTAGGTTGAATACATCGAAAGCGACAAGGAATGCAGCGATAGGGCAAGCCCCCACGATTCAAAGCTTCCAGCGTCCTAGACGATCAAGCCGCATAGAAGAGCCGCATAGAATATAAGACCGAATAAAAAACTTGACTAACAAAACCGAATATGCAGACTGAATACCAAGAACAGAATAAACGCTATTTGACATATCTCGAAAGAGACCACCCACGTTTTACGCCATGATGCGAGGGTCTATATTACGGCAAAACATGGCCCACACTGTGACGGGTGTGGCACCGATAGGCGGCGCTTGATGTATATATGCGATAATTGCATCCAGCGTCCATGGCTGAAGGGGTGGCGTGTGGCAAATGCAAAGCACGATTTATAAGATATAGCTAGGATAGGCGCGTCCAGGATTGTGCCTATCTCATGGTGTATCTTCACCAATCTATGACCGACCAACCTTAACCACTAGACATAAGATAGGACAGACCATGTATAAAATCGAAAAGAACGTACCCCTTCACAACTCACCACGCAACGGCCACGCATTCTATAAGTACCCTTTCTTCGATATGAAAGTGAATGATAGCTTTGCTGTGCCAGTGGATCCAACCACCACGCTAAACTATATCCGTGTGGCTAATCGTGTGGCGATTGCTATCTGCACCCAATACAAGCGATCCAATAACAATGGCATGAAATTCTGCTACCGCACAGATAAAGTCAACCGCGTGATCCGTGTTTGGCGCACAGCATAAAAACTTTCTTGACAGGTAGGCGCTGCGGTGCCTACTCTCTGGATAGTTTAACTTTGGAGAGAGACCCATGAATAAATCAAAAGTTATGCCTGATGGATGGACTAAAAATATTCACTTGGATGCAGGTGCATACGTGCTTGACGTTAATGTGAAACCGGATACTTGCTTTGACGATAGGTTCAAGGCGTGGTGCAATGATGAAAATGAAATACTAATAATTGACGGATGGAATGTATCAATTTTGGAGGTGGAATAATGTCACAATATAAACTCTTGGGCGTAGGCACTAACGCAAAAACTGTCAAAGGTGACGGGGATGAATACCTCACAGCCATTTTGTATATGACACCCTATAAAGTCATGGTTGACAACAAGTTGTATAACTCATGCAGCATGGCAGTTTTGGCTGGATGCATTGAAGCTTGCCTAAATACCGCTGGGCGTGGTGCAATGAATAGCGTTCAATCGGCACGAGAACGCAAAGCGCAATGGTTTTATAGTGATCGTGATGGTTTCATGCGCCAAGTCATGCAGGACATTGCCAAGTTTCAAACATACTGTAACAAGCGCGATATTCAGCCTGTGGTCAGACTAAACGGCACAACAGACATTCGCTGGGAATTGATAAAGCTTGATGGCTATACCATCTTTGAATTATTCCCACGGGTGCAATTCTATGACTACACAAAGATCAGCAATCGCAAGGTCTCACATATCCCCAACTATCATCTGACTTGGAGCTATAGCGGGGCGAATGCTACCTATGCGGCACAGTTGGATAAAGCTTTGGCGGCTGGTATGAATGCGGCTGTGGTATTCCGTGAAGCAATGACCCAAGAGACATGGCAAGGCTTGCCTGTGGTCAATGGTGACGCTGATGATCTGCGGATCTTAGACCCAGAAGGTGGTCACATCGTGGCGCTGTATGCCAAGGGCAAGGCCAAGCGTGACACATCCGGCTTTGTGGTGGATGTGTAACATGATGGCAACACTTTTAATCTTTGCCCTATGCTTGGGCTTTTCAATCGCTGGGGCTGCGTTTATGTATTTCCCATTGGATGACAACAAAGAGGATGAATGACATGGCACACTTAGACATCGACACAACCACGCTGGAAGTAGCAACAAGAGCTTTGGCCCTCTTTAAGTCTGAATACCCCGACAGGATTACTGTTTGGGCAGAGACAGCAGAGGGACAGTTAGACATCAAGATCGGCAGTATAGCCAAGAACAAAAACGAGGGGCCAATGCGCCATCACATCTACTTCAACAAAACCCGAACACTTATGGAGGTAAGCCAATGATCTACGCAATAGCTGATGTACCGCACGAAGACTATGACAA